TAAGGAAAAAGAAGCAAACGCTTTAAAATCAAAATTAGATAGTTTATCTAATGATTTCAATGAGTTACAAGACAAGTATAATAAAATTTGTGATGAAGTAAAAGCAGAAAATGAAGCTAAAGAAATAGCTAATAAACTTGCTATTGTAAACAAAGCCACTGATTTAATTACTAACGCTGTAAAGGTTGGCAAAATTAAAAACGATGCCGAAGTTATTAAAACTTGGAACGAACAAGCTATTGCTAATTATGATGCTACTAATAAAATACTAGAATCACTAACAGCTACTATTAAATCACCTGTTGTAAATTCTTCAAATGATTTAAACGAAAAAGCATTAACAAATGTGGTTATAAATAAAATGATTGAGGTTCAAAACAAATTTAAAAATTAAAAACGTAAAACAAAAATAGAATGGCAGATATATTAGACATACAAGACACAACATGGAGCGGTCCAGCCGCATCATATATGTACACTCGTGCAGTAGTAGACGCAAAAACAATCGAGGAAGGTTGTATTTGGGTTGAGGACGGTATTCGTAAACGCAAAACAATACCTCGCATTGAAGTTTCGGATTTTATGCAAAAAAGAGCAGCTGTACCAATATCCAAAGGTAAAGTTACTGTTGATGGTGCTGTATTAGAGCCACAAGATGCAATGCTTTATTATGAGTTTAATCCTCGTAATTATGAAACGCATTTTTACGCAGAGCAATTACAACCTAAATTGTTAGGTCGTGAATTACCAGTTACCGCAGAAACATTTATGGTTATGCAAACTATGAAGCGTTTAAATGAGTTTTGGGAAACTTCAATTTGGAGAAGCCGTAAACAATACGACCCTGATGGTGCTGCTATTTTACCAAGTGCAAAAGGCGAGCCAGCAACTGGCACACCGCTATATGATACTGATGGAACTCCAGCGGCTTATTATTTTGACGGTTTAATTAAAAAAGCGTTAGATAACGCAAATACAATTTCTGTACCTACACCAGCAACATTAGTGGCAGGTACAGCAGGTGGAGGACAAGAAAACATTGGAGATGCTTTACTACGTTGTTTAAAATTAGTACCTAAAGCGTTATTATACAGACGTGGTAAAATGGGTTTAAAATTCCAAATGAGTTATAACACTCGTTTAATTTATGAGGAATTTCTAACAACTACAACTGTTTACAAAAATAATAACACCACTGATAAGTCTTTGGATTTATATAAAGGTTATGATGTTGTGGCTTTGCCGGGTATGCCTGATGATACTATTGTTGTTACAATTGCAACGCCTGATATTGAGTCTAATCAATGGTTAGGAATTAATTCAACCGAAGATAACACTTTGCAATTACAACGTTTACAAAACAATGCTGAATTATTCTTTGTAAAAGGGTTATTCAAAATTGATGCTCAAATCGGATTTGCTGACCAATTTGTATTGTACACAAAATTAACCGCATAATTATTATTAATAAAAAAACATAAAAGATAAAATGAAAAAAATAATTTTAATTACAGTTTTAGGTTTATTTGCCTCATGTGCAATGGCACAAATTACAGCCCCTCGTTTTGGAACTACTAAAAATGATGACAATACAGGGCGCGTATTAAATTATGCGGTTATAACAACCACAGATGTTACAGCTGCAACATTAGATACCATTTTAATTACTCCAAACGCTTATGAAACTTTGGTTTGTATGAAAACTGGAACAGCAATTACTAATTTGGCTGATTCAGTTTGCTATAAATTTTCAAGTAAAACAGCAACTTACAAATTGGGAGACAGAGTTACATTTACAATAAGTAAAGGTACTGGTGCAGGTAAAATTAAATTTGGAGGTTCTCAATTTATACTTAGTACAGCTTCGGCAGCAGTTGCATTAGCGGCAAACAAATCGCTTATTATATCATTTCGTTGGAATGGTTCAAAATGGATTGAATGTGAACGTACAGTACAACCTTAGTTATGAATGAATTAAAAGAACGCTTAACCTCTGATTTAATTAGTTATGAATGAATTAAAAGAACGCTTAACATCTGATTTATCTCACGTTTCTCTAGTGTGGTTTGATGCCGATGGAAATTGGTATTTACACAAAGGCAATCGTACAGAAAGCAAAACAAAAGATGATATTTTATCAACTGGAGTTGTTGAAGTAGAAACAAAAAAGAAAAAAATTAAAGATTAATAATTTAAAGGTAAGTATAATAAAGCTTACATTTTTTTAAAACAAAATTATAATGGCATTAAACGACGTTGTTTTTATAAAAGGTCAAGGCGGTTTAGGCAGACCTTTACCGGGTGAAGACTATATAAGTGGATTTGTTTTTTATACAGCCACCTTGCCAACTGGTTTTAGTTCGTCTGATAGAATAAAGAATATATTTAGCGTACAAGATGCTGAGGCGTTAGGAATTACAGCCACTTATTCGGACGAAACAAAAGCAACAGGAACTTATTTATTTACAAACGTTGGGGCAACTGGTGATCCAGTTGAGTTAAAAGTTTTAGAATACCCAACCGCAAACAATCCAACTGGTAGCGTTTCTTTAGGTGTTTACCCACGTTTAAGCACTGATACAACAGTTACTATATTAGGCGCAAGTTATGCAGCCTTTATTAATTCGGGTACAGCAACACACGGTTATACAGCCACAGCATCAACAGGAACAGTAACAATTACGGCAAGAGCAGGATTGGGTATATTTTTAAATACTGGCACTCCATTAAGTGCTACCGTAGGGGGAACTATTGCAGGAACTGTTACTCAATTTAGTGGTGGAGCTTATTCTAAATTAGCACAATGGCACTATCATATTAAAGAATATTTTAGAATTAATCCAAACGGAAATTTATATGTAGGGTTTTATCCTGTCCCATCAACTTATGATTTTACAGATGTTCAAACAATGCAAAATTTTGCAAACGGTAAAATACGTCAATTTGCAGTTTATTGTGATGGAACAACTTATACAAGCGGTAAAGTTCAAGCGGCTCAAGCTATTGCAACTGCAATGGCAACAGATAAAAAACCTGCTCAAATATTAGTAACATTTGATTTTTCAGCTGCTTCATTAAATGCTATGACTGATTTAAGTACACTTAATTCAAACAATGTATCGGTTGTAATTGGACAAGATGGATTGAATTTAGGGTATAGATTATACAAAGCAACTGGACGGTCAATAACTTGTTTAGGTGCGGTATTAGGTGCGGTATCATTTGCAAAAGTAAGTGAAGATATTGCATGGTTGAGTAAATTTAATTTAAGTGATGGAAATGAATTAGAGGTAGTAGCGTTTGCAAACGGTGTTTTATTTAGCGCAACAACTACCGCTTTATTGACAACCTTAGATAACAGCCGTTATATTTTCTTAATGAAGCAAGTAGACTATGCAGGAACGTATGTAAATGATTCTAATTGCTGTATTTTAGAAAGTAGCGACTACGCTTATATTGAGAATAATAGAACTATTGATAAGGCGGTTCGCTTATTAAGAGTGGCATATTTACCAGCTTTAGCAAGTCCTTTAGTTTTAAATTCAAATGGAACTTTAACAGATACAACCGTTGCATACTTTGAAAGTTTAGGTAATATAGCTTTAGACCAAATGGTGAGAGACACTGAATTAAGTGCCAAATCTGTGGTTATTAACCCAACTCAAAACGTTTTAGCAACAAGTGAATTAATAGTTGCTGTAACCTTAGTTCCAGTTGGTGTAGCAAGACAAATTAAAATAAATATTAAATATTCAACAAGCATATAAAATGGCAGCAACAACAGCAGTAATAAATGGAGTTAATTACTCATGGGGCAACTTATCAGTTGTATTGTTTGGCAATATTGTAATAGGCATTAAAAAAATTGAATATTTTGCAAAACAAGATAAGGCTAATAATTATGGATTTGGGCAACAGCCAGTAAGTCGTGGTTATGGACGTTATGAATATTCGGGTTCAATGGATTTATATACAGATGAGTGGAAAAAAATAATTGCTTCAAGTCCAAATAACGACCCTTTACAGATTAGTCCTTCGGATATTCAAATAGTTTTTGCAGGTAGTAGAGTGTTGCCAAATAAAGATGTTTTGAGAATGGTTGAGTTTTTAGAAAACCCATTTACAGCAAGTGAGGGCGATACTTCATTAATGGTAACAATTCCTTTAATAATTGGTTCAATAGATAGATAGTAATGGAAATTTTAGAAAAAGCAAAAATAGAAGCTGAAGCAAAAGCATTAGAATTAAGTGCTAAATATGGCAAAGAAATTACGCCATTTGTATTTATAATTAATGAAGATCCTATAATTGGTTATATGCAAGAGCCTGACCGTTTAAGTAAGATGAGAGCGATTGATATGTATGAGGCAAGTAGAACACAGGCAGGGGACGTTATTTTAAGAACTGGATTATTGCAAGCTGAAAGCGACAAACGTATTTTAGATGAGAATTCTGCGAATGATGCAATATATTTAGGAGCGATTGATTTTGCTACAAAATTTGTAAAAATAGCGAGTGAGCAACTAAAAAAAAAATAGAGGCTTCGCAGAAACTTGTAGTTAATGGTGAGTTTGTAAAACGAGATGCTTTAATTAGATATTTTTTTCATGAGGACACAGATAAATTAAGCGAAGATGATTGGTGTACGAGATGGGAGCAATTAAAATACTGTTTAAAAATTGATGGAAAATTCAAATAAAGCTGTTTAAATACGGCTTTTTTTATTTATAAAAATGTCAGAAGAGGTTAAATTTATATTTAATATGGATGACCAGTTTAGCGCAAAGGCTAAACAGGCGGAGGCAAATGTTAGTAAATTAGAGGAGTCTTTAACTGGATTAAAGTCTAAGGCTGCCGCTGCATTTTCTATTGGCGCAGTTGTTAGATTTGGAAAATCAGTTGTTGATTCATTAAAAAATTACGAATATTTCCACGCATCTATAAAAACGATGTTGCACGGAAATATTAATATGACAACCGCCTTAGAACATCAATTACAAGATTTAGCCAAAACAACTCCATTTGAATTAAAAGATGTTCAAGATTCAACAAGGCAGTTAATGGCTTATGGATTTCAAGCAGGAGATATTACAACTACATTAAGAACATTAGGAGATGTTAGTGCTGGAGTTGGCAGTGATATTAAAGATGTTGTATATTTATATGGTACTTTAAGAACAAGTGGTAGGGTAGCTTTAACTGATGTTAATCAATTTGCTAATAGAGGTATTCCAATTTGGGAGACGTTAGCAAAACGATTAAATAAGGCGACTGAAGAAGTAAGAGAATTAGTAGGAGCAGGGAAAATTGGATTTAAAGATATTGAGGGGGCGTTCAAAGATATGACTAAAGAGGGGGGGCAATTTTTTAACTTAATGAATGACCAAAGTAAAACAATTGGAGGGCAACTATCTAGTATGTCTGATAGTTGGGACCAATTAAAGGTTGAAATTGGAAAATCTCAAAAAGGAATATTAAGTGGTACTGTAACTTTCTTTAGTGGAATGGTTAGTACATTGCAAGAGTTTATTGCTGCTTCAAACAGGCGAGAAAGTGCCTATGATAAGTACGGAGGGAAAGATTTTAATTGGGTTCAAAAAATAGGGGCAAACATTGCAAAAATAATTAATCCATACTTAAATCTGCTTGGCGTAAACATTGATTCAGCCGTAAAAGGGCAATCTGATTTTGAACAAGGGTTACAAAATAGGTATGTAAAAAATGTGAAAACTCCTTTACAAGCAAAAACAAGTGAGGTTGATTTAAGAAACTTATTAGCTGCTCAATATAACGCATTTGAACAAAAAGTAATTAGTAAAGATGAATTAGATAGAAGACAAGCGGTTATTCGTTCCACTATTGACGAAGTAAAAAGCTTGTACGATTTAATGAAAACAAAACAAGATCCTATTGTTCCTGAACCTAAAGCCAAAGAAACTGACAAAGAAGCCGCCAAAGTAAAACAACAACAATACACAAATATAACTATCAATATTCACGACGGATTGGTACATGAGTTTAATGTAAATACGGCAACAGTTGAGGGTGGAGCGCAAAATGCAAAAGCAATAGTTTTAAAAGGTTTAATAGAGGCTGTTAATGATAGCCAAATAGTAGCAGGCAATTAGTATGGCAAACGAATATAATACTAAAATAGAAAAACCTATAAAGAATGTGGCTAACCCTTACATTATAAAAGGTGCGCTTGTTAGTGTGCTTCAAACAAGAATATACAAAGCTGGAATTGATTTTGCGGACAGGAAAAAACAATCAGATAAACCGTTATATAATTCCGCACTTGGTACGCCAGTTTATTGTGATTTAACTGTTGAAGAATTTACATACACAGTTGATAAAGTTTCTTATACTGTCCCTAAAATACAAATTTACGATTTATTAATTGATGTTTCGAGTAGTAAAAACATTGTAAAAACTCCCATACAAGGGTTAAACGGTACAATAAAGGAATACATTAGTGACGGAGATAGTGAGGTTGTTTTAAAAGGTAGAATTACAGGGCAAAACAATCAATACCCTTTTGAAGCTGTTAAAAATTTAGATAAATTGTGCAGTGCGCCAGTTGCTTTTAAAGTTAATAGTAGGTATTTGCAAAATTTAGACATTGATACTATTGTAATTGAAAGTATTAAATGGGGACAAACAGAGGGAGGGTATAGTTACCAAGAGTTTGAGATTAGTTGCTGTACTGATTTTCCAGTTGAATTAAATTTAATTAGTAGCGAATCTAATACAAATTAGAATGTTAAGACTGCTATCAAAAATAACTATAAAACAACAAAAAACGGAGGCTTACCCTAACCGTAATAAAACATTTATTTTAAATTTTTTAAATGATGTTGAGATTTCTTCGGGGTGGCAAAATATGACGGATACGTGTAAAATTGTTCTGCCACGTAAAGTTTATTTGCAAGATGAGAATGGAACAAGAATTAATTGGTTTGGAAAAGTTTTTTACGGTGGTGATGAGTTTGGCTCAAACGTTGCACCGTTAATATTAAGAGGCGATAAAATAAAAATAGAATTAGGGTATAACTACCCAACAGAAAAAGAAGCTGAAGTAATTGAGATTAATACAGTATTTGAGGGGTACATTACTTTTATTAAAAATAAAATGCCGATTACTTTGGAGTGCGAGGATAGAATGTGGCAACTAAAACAAATTAAAGTACCCGACAAAAATTACAGTAATAAGACATATACTGTTCAATCAATGCTTGATGAAATGTTAAAGCTACAAGATAGTACAAAGGATATTGAATTAAAGACTGGTTCAAGTATAGGGCAAAAAATAGAAACTAATTTAAACGCTGAATTTAGAACTCAAAATGATACAATAGGTAGCGTTATAAAACGGTTAAAGGAGGAAGCAAGGCTTTATAGTTATTTTAGAAATGATACAGAGTTAAGATGTGGCAGTATTGTTTATTTTCCGAGCGATAGAATTACTCACGTTTTTAATTTTCAAAAAAATATTATTTCTGATAGTTTGGAATACAAAAAACTAGAAGATATTAAAATAGGTGCTACGTGTATTTCCGAAAATGAAACCATTAACGGCACAAATAAAGACGGTAGCCCTAAACGTAAAACAATAGAAGTCAAAACGTTTGTAGGCGACAAAGACGGAGAATTAAGAACGTTACATTACATTAATACTTCTATTGAAAAAATGCAAATTTTAGGCAAACGAGAATTGAAGCGTTATTTATATGAGGGGTATAGAGGTAGCTTTACAACCTTTGGTTTACCAAGAGTTAAACACGGAGACGAAGTTATATTAGAGGATAAGATTTTACCTGAGCGTAACGGTTCGTATTTGGTTAAGTCTGTTAAAATTTTTTTTGGAATGGGTGGTTTTAGACAAGATATTGAATTACATTTAAAATTAAGTGTTTATAAAGATGAGTATTTGAATTACGGTTTATGAGTGTAGAAAGCGACCAAATAAAAAAGTGCGTACAACAATTAGCAGACACGTTTAATAAAGATAGCGTTAAGTTAATTATTGCAACTGTTACTGATAACAGTAAGGCGGAATCTGATTTTATTGTTAGCGTTAAGCCTATTAATGATAGTGCTACAACACCTATAAACAATGTAAAATTGAATACAGAAAGTAATGATGGTTGGTTAATTGTTCCTGCGGTTGATAGTACTGTTTTAGTAATTAGTAGTACAATAAATAAATATTACTGTTTAATGTATTCCGACATTGAAAAAATAGTTTGCGTTATTGATAGTAATAATAGTTACAAATTTAGTTCAAATGGATTTGTTTGGAATGATGGTTTGTTTGGAGGAATGGTAAAAATAAACGCTTTATTAACTAAGTTAAACCAATTAGAAATATTTGAAAATACAGTTAAGGCGGCGGTGGTTGCTATTAATACGTCCGCAAGTGGTAGTCCATCAACTCCAGTTACTAATGCAACGTTAGCGGCATTTTTTGCAACAATTATACCAACACTAATTACACCAACTTCATTAACTGAAATTGAAGATATAAAAATTAAACATTAATGGCATTAGCAAAAGACATACAATTAGAAAATAACGACTTAGTAATTACTAATGGGGATTTTGCTATTGGATTTAGCGACCAGCAACACATTGAGGATATTATAAATGATAACGTTGGTAATTGGAAACAGTACCCTACTTGTGGAGTAGGAATAAAGCAATATCAAGCAAGTTCGGGGCAAGAACAAATAATTGAGCGTTTAATAAAATTGCAATTACAGAATGATGGATACAATGTAGATAAATTAAGGGTATTTTTTGATGCAGATGGAACTTTAACAATAGACCCACAGGCAAACAGGATATGAGTGAGTTAGTAATTCAAAATAATTTAACAATATATGATTTAGCTTTACAAACAGGCTATACGTTGGATTATATTTATAAATTAATTCAGCAAAATGATTTTTTAGAAAGTGTTGATACAACGCCTCCAAAGCTAAAAACAATAACTTACGATAATTCATTTGTACCAAAAACAATACCTAAACTAACAGTAACAACATCAAATAATACTCAAACAGTTGATTCATTACAGAAATTAGAAGGGCAAAGTATTTACGATATATGCTTACAAAGTTATGGCAGTTTAGACTTAGTTTATAAATTAATACAAGATAACTTTCTTGTAAATGTGGACGAGACTATTGAAACTGGTAAAGTTTTAAATTTTACAATTACGGACATTGTAGATATAGGATTGTATAAATTATTTAAAAAATATTCGACATCAATAACAAGCATACCAATAATACCACCAATTAATTTTAACAATTATTTATTACAAGAAGATGGATACTACATATTACAAGAAACTGGATTTAAAATAATATTATAAAATGGCAGATTTAAAAATATCAAATTTACCAGCGGCGACTGGATTAACTGGAGCTGAAATTATTGCTTTAGTTCAAAGCGGAGTAACTGTACAAATAAACATAAATTCATTATCTGATGTATTTCTTCCATTAACATTTAATGCCGGTTATACAATAGTTACACAAGGCAACGCATTTAAAATAGATGCACAACAAGTAATTGATTTAAACCCTAACAGTTCAAGTGTGGACGTTGGTTTTAAAACTAATAGTGGGCAATACTTAATATTTAGCGAAATAAGCGACTCTTCAATTATTGCAGTTGGAAATTATGGTAGCCCAAATTTAAGAGGCATAAGCATAGAAGGCGACACTACTTATGGCATAACTATTTTTTCTAAAGGCACTTATCTTACAGGATTTAAGGGAGCGTTATACGATGCCGATTACAGTGCAAACTTTGTAAATAGGTCTTTAGTGGATAAGGAATATGTAGATAATTTAGTGAGTTCATCTTCTGCGAGTATATGGCGAAATGGTGCAGGTGCACCGAGTAACAGCTTAGGTATTAACGGAGACTATTATCTAGACACGGCAACAGGAAATGTATATTTTAAAGCAAGTGGCACTTATTCGGTAGTGGCTAATATTAAGGGCGCAGATGCTACAAGCAACCCACGTATAACCTCAATTACTTCGAGTGATATCATACAAGCTGATTGTGGAACTACCGATACATTTACCGTTTTAGCACTTGCAAAAAACGCAACACTAGACCCGCCAACAGGCACGCCTGTAGATGACCAGAGTTTGCGTTATAGAATAACGGATAATAATGTAATTAGAACATTAACAGTTAGTCCTTTATTTAAACTAATGACCACATCCCCTCAATATACGGTGCCTGGCAAAACCTTATACATTGATACTGCATACAATGCAAATTATGCGGCATGGGTTATTACTGGCTGGGGGCAAATAACTAATTAATATGGCTTGGCGTACAGTACACCCCCAAATAATTAAAGCTGATAGTACGATTTTAAACCCTACTAACATAAAATGGCACGTTGCCTTAGAAAACAATGCAAATGATTTTAGGCAAATTAATAATGGTACAGCCACAAACGTAACTTATGGTAGTAGCTATGGCAAAGTAAACGACGGAGCTTACTTTAATGGTGCGGGATACATACTTTATAACCCTGCCGATGAGTTTAATTTAACCGACAAAGATTTTACTATTTCATTTTGGTTTAAAACAACTACATCCGCTTACTGCTCGTTAATAGCTCAAACAAGTAGCAGTGGTAGCATTAGCACAACTTCGTTTGCTATTTTAATGAATGCAGGGAAAATAATACCTTACCTATGCGTGGCTGGTGCAACTAGGACACTAACAAGTGCTAATTCTTTTAACGATGGTAACTGGCATTTTTGCGCATTTACAAGGCGAGATAACCTTTACGAGTTATTAATAGATAACAACCTTGAAGCCACATCGGCAACTAATCAAAGTATTTGGAATAGCATTAGTTGGAACTCTGTAAACTTTAAATTAGCACTTGGCAAATTTGGCGAATTAGCATCGGGATTGTTTTATACAGGCAGTTTAGACGAGGTTGGAATTTTAAACATAGGCGCAGACAGAAATTTATTAACCTATTTATATAACGGAGGCGCAGGTAAAACTCCCCCCTATTAACTATTAACTTATAACTATGTATTATATACTAACAAACCAACAAGCAAACGAAATAGGCGTTACATTAATGGATAACGGTGTTTATTTTAACCCCTTTGTAATGCTACAAAAAAACGGAAATTATTTAGTTCCAAAGCAATTTGTAGAAGCTAATACAGATTTTTTACACATTGATTTTACTGGCTATGAATTAACCGACGTAGTAAATAATTTTGAACCTGAAATACCAAACGTATTATTAAACATTTTAAACAACTAATGTATATGGCAGAACAGTTTATAAGTAGTAGTTTTTTTAGAAATTTAAGCAGTTTAGCTGTTATTGTTGGTGGTGTGTTTTACATTGAACATCATATAACCGAAGTAATAGAGGAAAATATTAATCCTACAAAAATAGAAGTTAAAAAACATGATGAAAAAATAAATAAATTAGAAATAGAAACTAATTTGAGTAATTATAAATGGGCGATTTATGAAAATGAAATTAAAGATTTTTTAAAACCCGAAGAAGTTAAAATTAAAATAAGAAATGGAAAATAAATTAAAATACTTAGTAATTCATTGCACTGCTACGCAAGAAGGCAGGGAACTAACAAAAGACGATATAATAAAAATGCACACATCACCACCTCCAAAAGGCAGGGGTTGGAAACAAGTTGGCTACTCTGATATGATCCATTTAACTGGCTTAATAACAAACTTAGTGCCTTATAATGAAGACGACATAGTACAACCAAGAGAAGTTACAAATGGAGCTTTAGGATTAAACGCAATATCGAGGCACGTTGTTTATGTTGGAGGCGTGGAGAAAGACGGCAAAACTCCAAAGGATACACGCAACTATTTACAAATAATTGCATTAACAAACTATGTAAAGCAAGCATTAGCGAACCATAAGGACATTGTAATATTAGGGCATAACCAAGTAGCGCCAAAGGCTTGCCCGAGCTTTGATGTCCCTAAATGGTTAAAGTCTATTGGTGTTGCAGAAAAAAACATTTATAAAAAATAATAACAATAACCAACACCCCCCAACAACACAGTAACACTAAGTGTACACGCAAGGGCGTTGGGGGTTTTTTAAAATTATGAAAAATATAAAAACATTTTTTAAAGATATAATTGCTTCGTTTAATAACAAAGACGGAGGGGCTTCAGCTCGCAAATTAACGGCGTTTTGGGCTATTGTGTTAATGGGTGGATACATTACAATTAGATTGTTACCATCGGACTCAATGTTACACGCCTTGTATAGTTGGCAGTTGTTGGGCTTGTTATGCTTAGGTATAATCACAGCCGAACAAATAATAAAATTTAAAACAGGAACTAATAATAAAAATGAAAATGAAAAAGAAAATAATTGAGTTTTTGCCGTTTATAATAGCTTTACTAACGTTTGTTATATTGCTAAATAGTTGCACGGCTTATAAAGAAAAAATTTGTAAGACGTGCGCTATAATTAAAAAAGATAGTGTAAACGAAGCAATTAAAATTACTCCCTTTGATACAAATCTTTTTATTTCTGGCTACAAACGAAAATTTGAACTAACGGGTAAGTGTTTAGTACTTTGTGATAGCATAAATAAATTAATTGATTTTTATAATAAAAAAGGGCTAGATTTTGTTGTAAGCAAAGGCAACGGAACTAAAACAACAATAAATAAAAGTGCACAAGGTAATTTTGTTTTTACCACCGAATTAGACAGCCTTAAAAAACTTGTAACCCTTTTAAAGTACGAAAAAAATAGGACACACTTTGTTTTAGATACCGTTGAGGCTAAATGTACTAAACAGCATTACACTTGGATAGACGGATTTTATAAACGTGGGTTTTGGTTTTTTGTAATACTTTTTGTAATAGTTATGGTTTTATTTTTTATTTACAAAAGGTATTTAGTTAAGGTTATACGGTAGTTAGTGGCAATGCTGACCGAACACCCGACCAACTGCCAAATCATAATATTTTACCTCTTTTTCAATTCCAATAAAGGAACGGTTCAACTCTTTTGCTCCTAAACAAGTTGTGCCTACTCCCATTGTGTTATCCAAAACAAGTTCACCCTCATTTGAATAAGTGCTAATAATCCACTTCATCAACTCCAAAGGCTTTTCTGTTGGGTGTTGTTTTGCCTTTTGGTTTGCATTGCTAATCTCAATAATGGAAGTCGGATAGTATTCATTATTAAATTTTACATCTTCATTATAGCTTCCGTATGTTCCCTTATTGCCACCAACATAACCGCCTTTTTTTCGTGGCTTTCCTCGTTCTTCCATTATTGGATTATATGTTGTCTTTCCTTTGGCAAAAATCAAAATATCTTCGTGCCTTCTCAATGGCATTTTTTTGGCGTTTAAAAATCCGCTTGTGCTTTTCTTATCCCATATCAGTTTATACTTAAACCACTTTGGGTTGCTCATCATTAATACGCCTGTAAAAATACCATCAGCAGTTAAAACTATACAACCATTTTCAGTTAATATTCTACTGTAATTTTGCCAAAGTAAATCCAAAGGCAAAACGCTATCCCACTTGTTTTGTGTCGTTCCATAGGGCAAATCTGCCAAAATGAGTTGAACCGATTTATCAGGAATAAGAGGTAAAATATCCATACAATCAGCATTGAACAAAGCACTGCCACTAACACTGCATTGGCAATATTGGGGGTTTAGTGCTGTATTCAAGTTTAGTGCTTCTATTATCTTTTGTGCTATCATTCAAGTTTAGTTTTTCAAATTCCCCAACATCGCCAATGCTTTTACGTTATAAGCAATAAAATAAAATTGCCTACGCTCAATCACAGAAATCCCATCCATAATCATCATTTGATGTTTCAAATACTTCACGAACCTCTGCTACATCATCACCACATCCACCCATAGGTATTCTGTTTCTAACTTCATATTCACCCCATTCAATAGGTGTTCGTGCAACTGTCCACCTATCATTACCTTCACAGCTAACATATTGTATTTCCCAATAACCATATTCAATATTTTCCATCGCTCAAATTTTATTTTACAGCTTATAACACGGGCTAAGAAGAAATAAACCCTTCCTACACACCTAAAATAGTTAGCAATTCCTCTACAAATTGAGCTTTTCCAATGTCCATTCCTAAAGTAAAAGCATCATCAAAATTGCCACCACTAAAATCACTTGCATCAAAAAAACCTTCTTTTTCAATTTCATCTTCGTACATTTTTAATTTTTTCTCGTTTCTGCGTTTTAGCAATAACTCTTTTACTTTCTCTAATTTTTCCATTTTATTTTGTTTTTATAATGATGTGCAGTTTGTACCCATCGCACGAAAAGGGTTTAATTCTCTTAGCCCGAAACCGTTATACACAATAAAAAATTATTGTTTTTCATCGATATTAAAATCACTTGATTTACCAATCGTTATTGTGGTATTAATAAATTCAAGTTTTCTCTTCGGCTCAACATTAACATTTAATCCAATACATTCACCATCTTTATAAAGTGGTTCTAACTTGAATTTATTAATTTCGTATCCAAGTTCTTTTTCAATCATTTCTTTTGTGATTTCCATAATCAAGTTATTTTAATTTATTTTATAATAATTTTTAACTGGGTATAACAAAGTGTAAAAAACATTAAAACGATTTTTTTACACTCAATCGTTAGCGGTCAGTTTGGTGAGCCTGCCCACATTTGTTTTTCTAACTCAAAGCGCATGGACCATTTTGTTTTTACGCTAAAATATTCTATCATATCGCTTGGCGTTCTTGCGCTTTCAAACCCTATTAATGCGTAAATATCTTGCCTTAATTTTAGGTTTTCAGCTTTTAATTTTTGGTATGCGCTTAATTTTTTTTCCATAATTATATTTTTATTTATTAATTCAAACCGACCCGCTAACACAACCTTGTGGCAAAAAGCGTGATTAGTCAAATAGCATTGTTAGGTTTATTTCAGCCACAAGCTCCGTCCGTTATGCCTCATTGTGAAATACACACCCGAAATCCTTATGTGTATAGTCCCCAAAATAATTAGTACCAAAAAAAGTATGCTTACTAAATCCATCCGAATTACAAGAACCATATTCTTTATAAGGTAAATCCATATAATCTTTGTGCTGTTTATTCCAACTTGTTTCTGAATCTGAATTATTCCAAAATTTACAAGTAGAACAACGAGGCATAACAGCACCTAAACAAGATGGCTGGCTTTGTGCTTCTAATAAACTTTTTTCTGTACTCATAATTTTGTGCTTTTAATTAAGTTTTGTGGTGGAATACGCCACCTCGTTTAGCTGCCATACGGCTCAAGCCACCACCAACTATTTTCTTCACCACTTTCTTCATCCCAAATCTCATCATATTTAACAGTCATTTTATTCCCACAATTAGGACATTCTATATATTCTTCACATAGTGTATCCCAATTCATTAAATCGGAGACATCGTGTTTACATTTTAAGCATTCCATAATAAAACCTACCGCTAACAGCGTGTTTATGCAAGCGGGCGGACAGCTTGCGGTTAATAATTAAGTTCGTGCTATGCCCGCCTGACATAAACACGCAAAACGTTATGTGCCGTTAGTTATAGGTAATGCCTATGAAACCTTAGAAAGAACTGTATTGCATTTTGACCACAATTTAAACTCAAAAGAATTTATATTCATTTCCTTTTCATCGAGCAGTTCTGCAACTTCGCTTAAAGTTTCAATAGTTCCTTGAAGTTTATTTTCTAACCAATCTTTATAATTATCGAGGTCAAAATGTTTATCAGTTTCTCCAATTGTTAGTGGATTTTTTTTTCTAAATTGTTGTTCAAATTTATACATGATTTATAGTTTTAATTATTAATATTCTTTTAGTCTTTACTTTTGGCACTACCTATAACAGCACCTAATAAACAAGCGGACATCAACTATATTTCCACCGCCCGATTTATTAGCTGCAACCGTATGACACAGCATCCGACCAACATATAATTTGACCATTGAAAGATTTATTAAACCAATCTAATAAGTCTTTGTAAAGTAATCCATCATTTTGTGCCAAATCAATTCTTTCAGCACTTGACATTTCAACTCCATTCACATACCATTTATCACTTATTAAATCTTTTGAAAAATCAAATGTTTTTTTAATCTCAATATCGGCTGCAATGATTATTTGTTTAGACATTCTTGGTGTTTCACTCCAAACTATTGGACTGAATTTATCGCCAACTTTCCAACTGTTGCCATTTAGGATAGTGTGGTGTTTAGGTTCAAAACTATCTACTGAAAGTCTTGGATTAAATTGTCTATCTTCATCATAATATTTGTAGTTTATTGAAGATAAAAATTTTTCTACAAAGTATGTAGGTTGCCCTGCTTTTGGGTGGTACTGTGGAAATACCCTGCTAAACGTTATTACTTTACTCATATTTATTTATTTTAATTATTTTTTCCACCGCACTAAAACAATTCCATTTGAATAGTCGGTTCAAAACTTGCATCATAATTTTTGTTTTCGTTTTTTGGATACGGTTGTGATTTGTAAATCATATCTTGAATAAGTTGTTTTTTGTTTTTTGCGTTTATAAAAATGTATCGGTGTTTGTTTTTTTGTGAAATAACCTCACCACCATTAGCAATAATATTCTCATCAAATTTTAAATCAGGGTTATATTTATTCCCAAGTAGTTTTTTCATCATTGATAAATTCATGCTTCTACCATGATATTTTTTGCCATTAAAATACCAATCTTTAGATTTAAACATTGCTTTAGCCTCGCCAGTATAAATAAAATTACAAGCCTGATAAATATACCCTGTATGGTTTTGGTTTGTGTCGGCATAAGATACAATAACATTTGGTCTTGGCAATAATTTCAAACATCCGCTAACAAAAAATGAAGTCAAGTTTTTTTCGTGATTATCATTTAATACTAATCTGCTCAATTCCATCACATCAATAGTATGTTTATCATTAAATAATTTACCGCCATTATTCCAAAATCTTGAAGGCGCAGGAGAAAAAACACAAACACCAACTATAATATTGTTTTCATCATACAAACCAAAAATATACATCATAATTGGAGTTGTACGTGCGTAGTGTTTTTTTAGCAACCATTCTATTGCAGTAGAATTGCTAATTGATTTTATTTTATATTTTTCCTTAATTGCCATCGCACAAATAATTATTAAAAATTTTACAGACACATAACAGCAGATTTGCGTTATTGCTTGCCAACTCTAAACCAACCGCACAATGCCAAAGCTATTTGTGCCTTCGCTTATCTGCAAAACGTTAGTGGCAACCTTAAAAACACCGCTCATATTGATAGAGTGTCTTTGAAATCATTGACAACTCATTTTCTTTATCCTGCTTTATTTTACCAATTCGCTCAATTTCAGACTTGATAAAACTTTCAGAATGATAAGCCCCAGCACTTCTAAATGTGGTATCTTTTACGTGAATAAGTTTTAATTTTTCTGCAACCTCAATAGTCTGTTCTTTTGAAATTTGAGTTTTGCAAAGCCTTGTATTCTTTCGTTTACCATTTACTACAAATGTGTATTTTTCTTCATTGTCGTTTATCCAAGTGCAAATTGAAAATCTATCGTTCCAATCTTTGCAAACCAAATCAACATTTATAGTTGAATTGCCTGTTTGCTGAAAATCTGTAATGTATTTGCTCATTTTATGTTTATTTTTTTATTTACAAAAGTTATTTAGTTAATGTTATACGGTAGTTATAAGT